GGTGCTGGCAGCAGTACGACGATCGAGGCCCACACTACCAGTCAGACCCCGCGCTTATCGCTGACGCGCTAGAGGCGCTCTGCATTGAACGCAAGCAGGACCGCGCGGCCTATGACGCCCGCCTGGACCTCGCGCATCGCGTGGCGACAGAGAAGCACGACATGGCCATCGTGCGCACGCGGTGGCGACGATACGTCCACGACTTGCTGGAGTCGGCTGGGAGGAACCCGTGAGCACTAAGGTCAAATGGATCGGCCCGGTCGGTGATCGTGGAGGCTATCCACAAGCTAGTCGTACATACGTCCAGGCGCTGCACGCTGCTGGCGTAGAGGTCACCGTTCAGCGCATCACGTTCGATGAGCCCAACCCGACAGGCCATGCGCACATGGATGATCTACTGCGCGCGCTGACAAATCGGGACTTGAACTACGATGTCCTGTTCGTGCATTGCGTGCCAGATCTCTGGCCGCGCCTCGTGCAGGACGAGATCCAAAAAGAGAGCGCGCGCCGTGGCGATGAGACGTGGCGGCCTAAGGCCATTATCGGCGTGACCATCTGGGAGACAGACAGCATCCATGCGCGCTGGGGGCGTGCCATTGAGGAGGCGGCGGTTGATGAACTCTGGCTGCCGAACCAGTTCAACGTAGACACCTTCGCCACACACTCGGAAACTCCGGCGTTCATCGTGCCGCATGCGCATGATCTCGACTTCTACGCGCGCCCTGGCGCAGGGCCGATGGACCTAACCCCATGGGGCGTTACTCCTGACGTCTTCGTCTTCGGCGCAGGCTTTACGTGGTCACCCCGTAAGAATCCTGAAGGTTTACTGCGCGCGTTTTGTGCGGAGTTCTCGAACGCGGACAATGTATGCCTCTTGCTGAAGACCTACTCCGGTCCGTCACGCGACGGTGGCTATGCCGAGATTGAGCAGAAGGTCGCAGATGTTCTGCAAGGCACCGGGCTGCGGGACGCGCCAGCTATCATCATCCTCCCGCAGATGCTTCCGTATGATGCGCTGCTTGAGCTGTACCGCCGCATTGACGTCGGCGTGTACCCATATCGAGGAGAAGGCTGGGGACTACACGTCTCCGAATCTATGCTCGTCGGCACTCCGTGCATCGTGACTGGATGGTCCGGGCCGGCGGACTTTGTCGAGAACGGTGTCTCTGGCTGGCACATCCCGTATCAGCTGCAACCGGTCTACGGGATGCCGCGCTTTTACGACGTGCGGCAGAATTGGGCGGAGGCCGATCTGTTGGCGCTCCGCAACTGGATGCGCTGGTGCGCTGGCCACCGAGACGAGGTGCAGCAGGCTGGCGCTGCGGCGGCGCACGCTATCCAGTCACAGTACGGGCTCGACGACGTCGGCAAGCTGATGCGCACCCGGCTAGAGGAGATGCTGGGATGACGAGGCGCGTGGCGTTGGCCGTATCTGCCTGGAACCGCCCTGACTACTTCCACGCAGTCCTCAACTCGTACCGGGAGGCGGACCTTACGGGTGTTGACGTCTTCTTCTTCATCGACGGCCCTATACCTACTAGCGCTGCGGTGCCTGCGCAGATTGATCAGGTCGAAGCGCAAGCCGTCGAGTTCGCAGGGCGCGCCAACGTATTCCGCCGCGAGAAGAACGTCGGTGTGCCGCACCAGATCTACGAGGCGAAGCGCAAACTGTTCGACGAGATGGGCTACGATCTGGTCATCTCTGCGGTGGACGATGTTGTCATTGCGCCCTACGCCGTTCCTGCGGTGCTAGCGCTGTATGAGCGACTCGCAGCCCGCCCGAGCGGCAAGCCGTTCACGGCTGACATCTACAACACGCTCGTCGCGTCGCGTGAGGACAAAGCTAGGCAGCTAGGAGAGATCCGCGTCAACGGCTCGATGGTCTTCTACGCCATGGGCCGTGATGTGTGGTCGAAGATCGGACCGGTCCTCTCTGAGTACTGCAGCCGGTTCATCCAGCCGCTAATCGACGCTGGGCACCCAAGGCCGTACAAGAAGCGCCCGCATCGCGCGATCCGCGCCTGGTTCTCGGAGTTGAAAGGCGTTGAGATCCCGCCGACGTTTGCATCTTCGCAGGATGGCTGTGTCCGCATTGCGATGGACATCAACGGCATTGAACCGTGGACGACCGTCGTGAACCACTGCGCGAACATTGGCGTCAACGGTGAGCATTGCAATATCGGCGTTTATCGGAAGCTCAAGTTCGACCAGATGAACCTCGACCTGTTCGACCGTGATGAGGTGCTCGCAGCGTTGGGGCCGAGGTTGCCGTGAGCTTTGCTGAAGGGAGCAACCAATGACCGCAACATCCGTTGCGCTGACGTGCGCGCTTCCAATGTACCGCGCTAAAGATATCGGCTGGCTTGCGCTGGAGTCGCTCTGCCGCCAGGAGGACATCGACTTCGAGTGGGAGCTTATCGTCGCCGAAGAAGCGCACGAGTGCTTCGGTGAAGAGGCCGTCCGGAGTTATGGATCACGGCTTGCGGCGGTCGGCTGCGTACGCGTGCTATTTACACGCCTGGACGAATGGGTCCCTCTCGCTGAGAAGTGGCGGCTGATCGCACACCAAGCCGATTCGTTTGGGTTCCTCCTCGTCGCGGCAGACTGCTACTCGCAGCCCAAGCGGCTCGCGCAGAGCTACGTGCTCTTGCAGGATTACGAATGGGTGCAGTCGCCGCTAGGCGCGTTCTACGACATCAGCAGCGGAGCGCAGTGCGTGTTCGACCATTCGCTTTACACGCACCAGTGCGCCCTCAATATGGGCCTGCGGACCGAGCTTACTGCAGCCATTCCACAGAGTACGCGACGTAGGAACATTGATAGCTGGATGTTCCGGCGAGTGGCTGCGCGTTTAGGGCGTGCGCCTAAGGTCGGACAGAACCTGGCCCGCGACTGGATGCGTGGTGTTGATACGCAGGGCATGAACAATATCAGCGCAGGCCGTAGAGGGTACTTGGGGGTGAGAGGTGCGCCACGAGTACCCTTCCGCCTTCCGGGCGCGGGCGAGCCGCAAACGGTCGATGACGCGGTCCCGCCAGACGTCGCGGCCCGGCTCAAGGACCTCATGGCCGCCGCTCAAGCTAGACAGGGCTTCGTGCGCGGGGGGTCACAAGATTGAGTACGGACGAGGCCGCGTTCTACGACCGCATCTACACACGAGGCGGCTACAAGGGGTTCTACTTCCGCGACGCCTTGAACGTCCCTGTCTACTCAGATCTGTGGAGAGCGGCGGCTGCGCAGCTGTCCAAGGCTGTACCTGTCGTAGACCTCGGCTGCGGCCCTGGGCAGTTTGCTACGGTACTGCGCACCGTGAGCGCGGCGCCATACACTGGCTACGACTTCTCTGCGGTGGCGATTGCGCAGGCAGCTAAGCGGCAGCTCGCTGATTGTCACTTTGCGCGCGCTGATCTTACGAGCCTGGCGTTGCCGCAAGGCAGCCAATTCGTGTGCCTTGAGGTGCTTGAGCACATCGAGAAGGACCGCGAGCTTCTCCAGCAACTCCCCACGGGGGCGTCACTTGTCTTCAGCGTCCCTACATTCCAGAGCGCAGGCCATGTGCGTGTCTTCCCGGCACCCGCAGCGGCTGAGGCGCGCTACCAAGACATTTTGACTATGAGGTTGGTCCAGCAGCTTCCAGTTAGCGCCACCAAACAGATCTTCCTGTTCAAGGGCGTCCGGCGGTAAGGAGTAGCATGAAGTTCTTGAAGTCCGTTCCGCAGTCCGTATGGAAGTCGATCACCTGGCGCGTCATCGCGAGCGCCATCACCGGGCTGATCGTGTTCACGGCTTTGGCCGGAGAGGGGATCCAGATGAACGCGGCCCTGGCGCTTGGTGGGACGGCGGGGCTCATTGACGGCGTCGCCAAGATCGTGCTCTACGTCATCCACGACGAGATCTGGAACCGCGTCAGCCAGTAGCCGGTCAAGGCCGAAAACTGGTAGCGCGTGCGCCTCATTTCCGCTACTGTTTCTGACGACTCCTTATGCCTACAGAAAAGACATCCCCCGCAGTCAATGGCCAGATCGGCGTTGAGGACTCTGACATCGAGAAGATGGAAGAGCTGCTCATGGTTCATCAGCGGGCACAGCTTCGGTACTCCGACGCCAGCATGCGAATGCTAGAGTTCCTGGCGCCGCACGCAGCTGGCGTAGCGGAGACCAAGCAGGCGTTCCTGAAGCAGCTTGATCTGCTGCGCGAGAAGTATCAGGTCCCCGGCGAGGACAAGGACCCCGATTCTGTCTGGGAGCTGTCCAAAGACGACGCAGCTTTCGTCCGGCGCACAGGCGCAGAGCTGCGCACTGAGATGCGCAACGAGCGACAGGCAGAGGATGACGCCGTCGCCGCAGGGCAAGCCGCTATCGAGGCTGAAGTCGCGAACGCAGCCGACGAGTAACTCCGCGCGCTTACGGGGAGTGTGCTAGAATCCCGGTCGGTATGGCCGGCGTCACCACAGTCAATTTCGTCGTCGCAGATCCCTATGCGGCGATGAAGTTCTATGACGAACTGATGGTGCTGCGCTCCACGACCGGTAAGACTGGAGTTTACGCTGAGGTTACGAGCGCCTCAACCCGGATGGCGCTGGAACTGGATAAGCGCCTGTACACCTACACAGACTCTGCGGTCGATATAGATAACAACTGGTATCGTGTGCAGTTTCGCAACAGCGGGACCGGTACGACGTCTGCGCAGTGCGATCCGGTGCAAGGGAATCAAGACCCCGCGCTCCGTGTCATCTCGGTAGATGAGCTGAAGAATAACTACTTCTTCGGCCTCGATATGACCGATGACAACGGGCAGGAGTTCGACGACTCACTGTACGAGTTCTACATCAAGTCCGCAGTTTCTCTTGCGGAGGTCTACCTGGACGTGCCCATCCGCATCCAGAAGTTCGTAGCCTCCGACCCGGAGCGCCTCGATCTGTTCCGGCAGGACTACTACAAGTACATCGCACTGCAGCTCGACCATTTCCCCGTGCTCAGCGTGGAAGGTATCCAGCTCGTGCTACCCGTAGAGCAAACGGTTATCAACTTTGATCCTTCGTGGATCAATGTAGACAAGTTCTCCGGGCAGATTCACATCATTCCTGGGCAAGGCCAAGCTGGCGTTGTGGCGCTCGGTGTCGCTGGTACGTGGCTACCATTAGTCCACCGAGGCACGGACTTCATCCCTCACGTGTTCCGTGTCGAATACACGGCAGGCTTTGACGACGTCCCCTTCGCACTCAAGGAGTTTGTCGGTAAGATCGCAGCGATCGGGCCGCTGTCGCTCGCAGGTGACCTGATCCTCGGTGCTGGTATTGGGGCGCAGCAGCTGTCGATGGACGGCCTCTCGCAGTCCATCAGCTCGACCGCGTCAGCGACCTCGGCCGGTTACGGTGCGCGCATCCGGCAGTATACCCAACAGATCAAAGAAGACCGTAAAATCCTACGTCAGTACTACAAGGGCGTCATGTTTCAGGTGGCCTAATGACGACGACCTTACCGGCAGTAGGGCCCGTCGGCACGGCGAGAGCGCGCGTAGACTTCGACCTACGCGAGTTCAAGAACCTCATCGAGCGCAGCCCACGGTTCGTGTGGGAACGGTCCTCGGTATGCCCTTGCACGCCGGTCAATGTTCAGACACAGCAGCCTAGCCCTAACTGTACACGGTGCGACGGCACCGGTTTTTTCTACTTCGGGCCGCCAGGCTATGTGCCGGACACATCTGCTGCCGGCATAGGGCCGCTAGACCCTGTGCAACAGGCTGTGCAGTCTCGTAATGGCGGCGCGATCATCCGTGCGTTCATGGCGTCGGCGCAGTACAGGCAGACGGCCTATGACCGGTTGGGCACCTGGGTCTGGGGCGAGATGCACGTTACCGTGCGGCCGGAGAACGTCATCGGCTACTACGACCGCCTGACCAACCTGGACTCTGAGGTGGTCTACAACCAGATCGCCACAGCTAGCGCAGGCGGTGCGCCAATTTCGCTGCGCTACCCTGCAATCGAGGTTTCGCATATAGAGGCGGCGAACGGCACGTCATACATTTGCGGTACGGACTTCCAGGTTGTCGCCGGTGATATTCAGTGGTTGCTAGGGTCCACACCAACGCCGGGGACGCGGCTGTCAGTTCACTACCTTTGCCACCCTGCGTTCCTGATCACTGATTTTCCGCACGTCATTCGTGCTACGACCGTGCGGCGCAAGCAAATCCCGCAGTCTGCTGCCGGTAACCCGCAGCAGCTGCCGCTCCGAGGGCGTGTGCGCCTAGAGTTCGCGCGAGAGCAGTCATAGGGTTCTACAGGTATGATTACTTTCGACGTACAGTTTAACCTCACGCCGGTCTCAAAGTTCCTTAGCGCAGTGGGGGCACAGACATCCTTGATCGAAAGTGAGCTGGCGGATGCTGCGCATCGACACTGGCAGCAGCTCGCGCATCAACGTCTACGAACCTCGAAGGACAAGTACCTAGCAGCGCTGCAGCCGCCTAAGGCTACGTCGCACGGCACCGAGATCTCTCTGGATGGCGACTTTGCGAACATGGTCGAGAATGGCGTCGGTGCGTACGATCTAAGAGATACGCTGCTGCAGAATGGCCAGACCTCACGTGTTATCGCCTTTAGGTTCGCCTCAGTCGGTGGCCAGATCGGCGGAACCTCGTTTACCGTACAGCCACTTGGCTGGGTTGCGCGCGCTCAGCAGGCTGGCAACCCGGCAAGCGGCGGAAGCTGGTCCAAGCCTGAACATGCAGCAGGGTGGCGCGCCGTCGGTCGTATGATCGAGAACATGTTCGCCGTACACCACTCCCTATATGGTAGTTCTCGTTTCGGGGACCAGCGGCGTGGGTTGCGTGGCATTCAGCGAACACCGCCGGTGCCGTCTGTCCGCCGACAGCACGCTGTACTGCAACGGATAGACGCCGGCGCTCGCAACCTCTATCACCCAGGCCACGTGCCGTCTCCCATACTTGGCTCTCGATCTGGCTACGACGTCTACTCCGGGATGCGGCGGCAGGGGCGGCTAGACAATGGTGGGCAGCCAGGTAGCGGCGGCCCGCGCCACGCCTACGCGACGTTCCGTACAATCAGCCGCGATAATGCGACAGGCTGGTTCCACCCCGGCATCGCGCCACGGCGCCTCGTTGATCAGGTTCAGGCGCAGGTTGACCGCCTTGCACCGCAATTTGTCGAGGCGGCTGTCATTCGCGCAGCGCGGCTCGCCAGTGGAGGAGGCACGCCGTGATCGAGCGCCTCATCTACACAGCTCTAACGAACGGCATCACAGAGCTTACGGAAAACCCTGAGAGGCTCCTACGCTTCTTTGAGCAGACGCATCAGCTGACTACAACGGAGGCAGAGGCCATCCAGACTTTGTTTCTGGACGAGCCGCCTGAGGTCATCCACTCGTACGCCCGTGAGGAGCACAACTTCCCTCTCTACGCTATCGTGCTCTCCTCAGAGCAGGAAACTGGCAAGTTCTTGGGGGACTACGGCGGATTCGTCACGTTCGCTGAGGCCCAGGAGCTTGCGGACCTAGACGCTGCCGACTCCAACATCAACTCCTCAGTATTCTCGTTCAACTTCGACATTATGGTATATACGAAGCACCCGGACGTAGCTGTGTACTACTACCATCTGGCCAAGTACTTCATGATCCGAGCACGCGACTACTTCAAGTCGTGTAACGTCTTCGACATGGTCCTGGGCGGCTCCGACGTGGCGCCAGACCCGCGCTATATCCCTGAGAACCTCTTCGTCCGTGTACTGCGAGTCTCCTGCCAGCAGGTGCTCGGTGTCATCGCCGCCAAGGAGGCGCGCGCGTTCGCCGTAGACGGTCTCCATATCAGTGTTGACGGCGCGACGACGATTGGGTGCGTAAAGTCCCTCGTCACGGTGAGTGAAGAGTAGTACAAGGAGGCTAGCAGGATGACGACGAACAGCGACAGCCCATCAAAGCCGAGTCGCCGCCGCAAGCGGAACCCACACGCATCATCGAGCGGCGCCGAGGGCACCGTGGCGCCTGCAGAGGTCCGTGAGGAGGCCGTCGCGGCTTCTACTGAGGCACCTGCGGTAAAGATGAAGCCAGTCCGGCAGGCGGAGGTGGCCACTCCGCCACCCCCCGTCGCGCCTCCAGCACCGCGTCCTGTTGACGTCAAACCCCGAGTACGACTGCGCGTCTGGGTGACCGCGTGCGGCCGGCGCATGGAGCACATGGCTGGATTCGTCCGCATGATGCAGGGTCAGCGACCCGAGAAACGAACAATGGCGGAGTGGACCGCTGCGTACGAACAGTACATGAACACCCCGGCATAGGAGCGATACGATAATGGCAACCACGATCTTCTTCGACGGCTTTTTCAGCGCAGTCCCTGGCTCGTACTCTCGCATCGACGCATCTGGGCTGGAGCAGGCAGGGCTCAGCGCCTCTGGGCGCGTGGCGATTCTCGGCACCGGTGTCGGTGGGCGCCCTGCAGCGTCAACAACTCTCGACAAGGACGGCGTATCTCGCGCCTGGGCGGTCGATGACTTCATCGTGCTCAAGAAACCACAGAACGTCCGCAGCACGTTCCGCTCCGGCGACATGCGCGAAGCGTGCGCCATGGTGTTCGAGCCTTCCTCGGATGCAGCCGTCCCGGCTGGCGCGCGCGAAGTGGTCGCTATGAAGGTCAACCAGGCGACGCAGTCTACAGCGACGCTCAGCAACGCTATCGGGGACAGCCTTACGATCCGGTCTGCCGATTGGGGCGCGTTCACTGAGCAGGTCAACATCTCTGTCGGCGCCGCTACGAACAACGCCCGTATCAACTCCTCGCAGGTCGGCAAACTCGTTACGGTCAAGTTCGAGACTACTACGGAGACGGCGGACGACCTCGGACTCGTTGACGGCGCACAGACCAACCAAGAAGCCGCCATGTTCGAGCTTCAGTACGACGAGCCGACCTCGGCGCCGTTCGGCTGGGACCGCATGGTCGCGTCTGTGCGTTCGACCGGGATCTTGGCGCACGGTGAGCGCGACGAAGGTGGCCTGGACGGCGATATCGCTGCTCCGGCTGGCGGGACAGTGATCATTACGGTGCTTGCGGCTGTGGACAGCGCAGCCATGCGCGGTAAGACCGTGACCCTTTACGGCGTAGACGCGAGCGGCGATCCTATCCGTGAGACGGTCACACTCGACCTCACTAACGCCAACGCGAACCCGGTGGCCACAGTGCTGCAGTTCACGGAGGTCTTCGGCGCGTATGTGGACCTGACTTCAGGTAGTGGCGTGGCGACTGACCAGGCCATCACTATCCAGAACCCGACGCTGATACCGCTCATCACGGTCGCAGCGGGTGATGCCTACGCCGGCCTTGTAGCTGCGTCCACCATGACCGTCGCTAACCAGACGGTGCTGCTGGAGCTGGACGGCGCAGGCACTCCGTCGATCCAGTTGTGGGGCTTGAGCGCGAATGGCGCTGCGCAGTCCGAGGCGGTCACGATGGCGGGCACCACCCCGGTGCGGACAGCCAAGACCTGGACGCAGATCGACTACATCGTGCTCGGTGACGTCGCCGCAGCGCGGGCCGCTACGGTCTACGCGACGGCGGCTGAGACCTCGAACACGGTACACGACACGTTGCAGAAGTGCGCGGACTACTTCAACGCACGCCAAGTGGACGTTGGCGTTGACACGTTTGGGTTCACTTGGACGACGCGCACGGGACAGACGCTCCTCAACCCGGCGAAGCTCGACCTCACCAGCATCTCGGTGGACATCGACGGCTCGACGGGAGGCTTCGCGGCAGTCCTCAACGCGATCGAAGGCTTCTTGGACAGCACGTCCACGTTGACCAACGCGGCGCGCATTGCGTTTACGCGCAGGGTGGACACGATTACCTTTACTGGCGCTGACGCTGGTACTTGGGATATCAGCATCGACGGCCAGACGATCGCCTTTGTAGGAGACGCCGCAGACCTGCCTACGCACGCCACCAACCTGGCCGCCGCAGTCAACAACACGACTGTGGATGTAGGCGGGGAGCCTGTGCATACCTACGCTTCCGCGTCGGCTTCCGGCGCGGCTGTGACGATCACATCGCTTACACCGAAGTCCGCGACCGGCGCGGTTACAGCTCTGGTCACCAACCCCGGTGGCGCCTGGAACCTGGCAGCCACGACCGCGCAGTCGGGTTCGGGGCAGCCGCCGGCCAACGTGACGGACCAGTTCTTGTCTGGTGGCAGCGAGGGCACCGCAACGGCAGCGGACTACCAGACGGCGCTGGACCTGCTCAAGGAGATCGACGTCAACACCATCGTCGTGCTGACCGGGATGCCCGGTGTACACTCCGCGCTCAACGCGCACTGCATCTACATGTCTGGTGAGGGTCGCAGTGAGCGCGACGCTTTCGTCGGGCTCAGCGCCTTGGACGCGAGCAACAACCCGACGAACGCGCTGCCGGCGAAGTCTTCTGCGAAGTCGCAGGCGCTGTCGCTCAACTCGCGGCACATCCGAGCGTGCTGTCAGACGATTCAGCGGTACAGCACTGCTGGCGATCTGACCACGTTCCTGCCGTGGTTCCAGGGCGTCATCGGCGCGGGGATGCAAGCGGGCTCGCAGGTTGGTGTCTCGCTGACGCGCAAGGTCGCTAACGTCGTCGCCCTTGGGCAAGACTCTACCTGGAACCCTGTTGACGACGCGCATGAGATGATCCAGGCAGGACTCTGGTTCATGGAGGCGCACCGTACAGGGCGGCGCTGCGTGCGGAACATTACAACGTACTTGCAGTCTACGAACCTCGCCTTCCAAGAGGCGTCGGTCAACGAGGCTGCGAACTTCGCGGTGTTCAACTTCCGCAACGCGCTGGACGCCATTGTCGGCGAGCCTGGTTTCGCGGGCACGATGAACGCAGCTAAGGGTGTTGCGGACAGCATTCTCGATGAGCTGCGTACGCAGGGCATCATCGTGACTTATCGAGCGCTCGCGGTAGAGCTGAACGCGGACATCATGGACGTGTCTGTGGAGATCGCGCCTATCATTCCGGTGAACTTCGTGCGCTCCACGGTTCATCTCGTAACTGTCTCGCAAACAGCAGCCTGATCGAGGCCAGGCAAGGAGTAAGTAATGGCAGTAACCGTTGATAATCTGAACGGTGTTAGTCGAGTCGCGACAGGGTCGCGCGTCAGGCTGCAGCTCAAAGGCCAGGACGTCGGTTACGCTACAATCGCATCGTATTCCGAGACGATCTCGTACGACGCAATCTCTGTGCTGGACCAGCTAGAGATCGCTGAGCACGTTCCGGTGTCCTATGATGTGTCGTTCACCGCAAGTCGGGTGTATCTGATCCAAAAGTCGTTGAAGGGCTTGAATTACTTCCCGACGTTCGGCGCAGGCTCTGACGAGTTTCTGGAGAATGTCCTGCTGCAGGGCTCTATGAACGCGGACATCATTGACCGGAACGCAGGCCCGTTGGTGCGCTTGTACGGCGTGCGCGTAACGAGCCACAATCTGACGTTCGGTGCGCGCAGTGTTGTTGGTGAGGACGTCGCGTTCGTAGCGACCCGAGTTGCTGACGCTGGTGCGGAGAATATCTAGTAGACCTCCCCCCGGCCTCTCTGTAATATAGCGTCGGAGGGACACCCTAGATGGCTAAGACTTACCGACCCAAACGAGCCCCCGCAGCTGCGGCACAGGCGCTCGCGAGTACTGAGCAGCTCAAGCAAGATGTCGCGGAGGTTGTAAACTCGCCTGTGATTCTGGGCCTGGAAGAGGCTGAGGAGGCGCAGGTCTCAGGTCACGATCCAAAGGACCACGAGGAGTACATGTTCACGCTTCGCCACAAGACGAAGCGCGGCAAAGTGTATGAGGGGACCTTTACGAATCGGATCCTGACGACGGGCGAGAATCAGCAGGCCGCAGCGCTCAAAGCCCGGTTCGCTGCCGGGATGGCGTTCGATTCAATGGAGCCCACGATCCGCGCGCTCAACGAGGCCATCGCGCACATGTCTTATTCGCTGTGGTCCAAGGACGGAAAGACGTTTCGAGGGCCGCAGTGGGCTCAGGACCTGCGCGACGTGCTCGACCAAGACGCAGTGTTCGCA